CTTTTATATTAATAGTTTTGTTTAATAAGTTTATATCTTCTATTTTTAGTTTTAATAGTTCACCTATTCTTAGACCAGTATAAATCAAAATTAAAATTATATAGACAAGTTTCTTACTCTTTGCATTTGAATTAAGGTTATTAAATAATATTTCTATTTCATCTTTTGTAAATATCTTTCTATCCACAACTTTTTTAAATTTACCTAATTCTATAAATTTAACTTTGTTTACATCTATAAAATCGTTTTTTAAAGCAAATTCAAAAATCATATTAAGTACACTTTTTAAGTTTGTTTTTGTTCCAGAAGAAAAACTAAAATTATCAAAAAATTCTTGTAATATATGTAATTTTAAATCTTTTATTTTAATTTCATTAAATGCTTCTAATTTCTTTAATAATGAATTTACTATAATTAATCTCCCTTTTGAAATTTTCTTTGAATAATTACAGTACCACAAATTCACAACATCTTTAAAAGTTTTGCCACTAAATAACATAGGGTTATTAAGATATGCTATTAACTCTATTTGAGCTTCTCTTTTAGTGGTGAATGTTCCTAAAACTTTTCTTTTTTGTCTTCCTTCTTCATTATATCCAGTAGTTACAACAACAATCCAAGGCTTCCTCCTTTTCCCTTTTAATTTATATACACTCCCTTCACCATTTGCATTTTTCATAAATCTCCTCCTTTTAAAAAGAGAGAGCAGATATATATTACTCTCTCATTTATTAAAAGTAAATTAAATTTTTATTCCTGGATAATATTTGTGGAAAAGTTCCTTGCTAACTCTACCACTACCCATACTTTTTATTTTTAATTTATTTTCTTTACAATGTTCTATATTTATCTGTTTTATTATTCTATACGCTGTTGCTGGAGAACGATTTAACATTCTAGCAACATCAGTAGCATTATATGTTAAGTTATCCATTATTTATCTCCTTATCTTCAAATTCTTTTATCTCATCTTCTAATTCTTCTAAAACTCCTAATGCCCCTGATTGCATTGCTTCATCTCTTTCATCATAAAGTGGGAAATTATTTTCATAATATTCTTTATGTTCTTCTACAAACTTTTTAATCATTTCTTTAAATTCCATTATCTCACTTCCTCATAAGTTGCTTGAAATATATCAGGTTTGCAAGGATAAAACTCCCCTTTAACACCTTTTATTATGTAATCTCCAAAACTAGCTTTCATATATCCTTCAAGTGTTGAAATTCCTATATAACCTTGTTCTTTTATTCCATATACCATTTCATCCAATTCTAATTTACTCTTAATTTTTTCATAATTTGTGTCATCTAAAAAATTAAAAACTTCTATAATGTTATCCTCTTTTAATTGTATTGCTTCTACTTCCACAGGCTTTTTAACATATTTCTTAATCATTAACTCACTCCTAATAATTCTGAGTTTTCATAAATATTCCCTATTACTTCTATATCTTCTTTATAGTAATTCATTCCTAATACTACTAAAGGTCTAGGCTTAATATATTCAACAACAAAAGCTCCCCATTCATCAGAATATTTAATTACTCCAATTCCGTGATTAGCTCTAAGTTTTACAATATCACCCTCATAAATTTCTTTTTCCCTCATATCTTTTAATCCTGTGTATTGTATAAGTTCAATATCTTTAAAATCTGTATGTTCATAACAATCAACATCTTCATTTGAAAAAAATATTTCTTTATGGAGAATATCAATACCTAGCACTTCTCCCATTATCTTTTCTTCTTTATGCCAAGCTCTAAATTTAATCTTTCTCATCTTCTTCCTCCCAATCAGCTATATGGCTTATATGAGTTCCATAATTACCACAGTTTTTACATTCAACCTCTGTTTCATAATCACTTTCTTCAAGTTCTAATGGATTTCCTTGTTTATCATATCCACTATATTCTTCATAGCCTCCTGTAACTCTTTCATAAAATTCTGTATTTCCACAATGTTTACACTTCCACATTTTTAATTCTCCTTTTTATTCATCCATTAATATTAAAATTAAAAGTATTATTAAAAATATCATTTATCTCCTCCAATCTCTCCTAATTCATTTCCAAAACTATCCCAATTAGCTCTTTCATTTCTTGCGAAAATTTCAATCTTTTTAGTTTCTGGGAATAATTTCTCTAAAATCTCATATGCTATTTCTGGCTTTTTACTATGTTTAGTTGCTTTTTCTCTAAATACTGTTGTTTGTTTTCCTCTCATATTTTCACAAGGTTTTAACATATTACCTTTTTTATAAAACCATAAAAGATATTCGTGAGAGTATCTTACCGTAAATGCGGGAGCAACTCCATTTTCTTTATCCCAGATTAATCTAGCGTGTAAACTATATCCTAATTCTTTCATTATATTTTCGCAATCAAATAAGAATTCATCAATGGTCCATACAAAAAAATTATGCTTTTCTTCAACTTGTATTTTAGAGATTATGCTTTTTATTTCATCATTAGAAAGAGTTTCATAATCTAAATCTCTTGTTTGATTAGGTCTACTTTTTCTCAACCCACCTTTTTTCTTTTTCCAAGGTGGGTCCACATAAACTATTTCATATTTTTTAGTTTCAGATAAGTTATTAATAATCATTCAATCTCTCCTGCTCTTACCTTAGCCCAGAATTTGTCTAATTCTTCTTTTACTTTTTGTGCTTCTTCTTTTGTTTTGAAGTAGTTTCCTAAGTTGTAAAATTTATCATCTGCGAGTGATTTTTTTTCAATATTTTCTCCAAAAATTGTATAGTAACAATCATTTTCTTTTGCTCTCCATCTCTTAGGTATTCCGTATTTTTCATTGATTGCTTCAACCATATTTTTTATGTTTTTAAATTCTTCTTTTGTTACTGTAAAAATAGAATTATCTTCTATTTTAGATTTACCTTTTAAATGTAATTGATTATATGGGGATGGTAAATAACAAGGATTATTAAAACTAACAACTCCTATTCCTCTATCTTCAAACTCTCCTCTTTTTAACACTTCAAAATTTTGATATTTAATTCTTATTGCTACTCTATCAAATACTTCTTGACTTTCTATCTCTAATACCTTTTCTTTTTCCATTACTTCCTCCTCACAAATCTATAAACTTCTAACTTCTCTGCATTTCTTTTTATCTGTTCAAATTCCACTGTGCTCAATTCACTAGCCTTAAAATTTAATATTTTCTTTAAGGCTTTTTTATAAAATGTTTCCATATCTTTTTTATTTCTAATAGCCATATCAATCATCACACAATTTCAAAAGTTTTTGTTTTACTTCCTTAAAGTTAGTTATGTAATATCTACTTTTAAGATTATCTGAATAACAGCATTCATCTTCATCCGTAGCAATTAAATCAATACTATCTTCCTCTATTTCAATAACTTTGATATGTGTTAAATTTAATATTTCAATTGTGCCATCTGCAAATACTGCTTTTATAAAACTCATAGATTCCTCCTTATAATTGAACATCTTCCTGATGTCAGCAATACGTTCAACCTCTGTATTTTCCGACTGTTTCCAAAATTGAAATAGTCGTTATTCTTGACACATATTTATTACTGATTTTAAAGTTGCTATTTGTTGCATGTATTCATCAGAAATTTCATCAAAGCCATTTCTTTCATAATAAATTTCAAACTTTTTTTCAAATCTTTCTAGTGTTTCTTTAACTTCTGCCATACACATATCTTTTATATAATCAAGAATTTCTATAACAGAATAATTATTTCTTCTTATGCTTTCTTCAATTCCATATTCTTTTAAAAATTCTTTAATATCTTTTATTCTTTCAGTTGCATATTCTTTTATTTTCATTTAATCCTCCTTAAATGCTTGAAAATGTCCTTTATATATTCCTTTTAATTCTTTCACTTGTTCAGGACTTAGATATATTCCTGCCAAGTGATATTTTTTCATAAAATCTATTCTTGATATACAGTTATCAGCTTCATCGTGGTGTTCTCTACATAAGCACATCACTCTATAATTTAGCCCTGTATCACTTTTATAGCCTGAGCTTCCAACTCTATCAAAGTGTTGTAATTCTCCAGGTTTACCACAGATACAACAAATCTTCTTTTTAAGTGTTACCCATATAAAAGTATCTTGATAATCCTCAGCAAATAAATCTCTAATTTCTTGTCTTAAAGGTATTTCCCAATAGATAGCCATTTCAAATAGCCATTTAACAAAATCATTAGCTTGTTTTTGTGTTAGCGTATTCAATGACAAACTAAATCCACCATTTTGAATTGCTAGGCTCTGTAATGCCTTTATAACATTGTCTGTAAGTTCATCTACTGTCAGGTTGTCCTTGTTTATTATTGAAGAAATTAGGAACGCCTGAGCATTTTTAACAGTATCAAATCCATCATAGATTTTAGTAAATTCTCTCTTCATAAGTTGCTTTGTGTATGCAAGTTCTATAAATGATGGTCTTGCTCCTGCTTCATTTCCTTGCCAAAAGTTAGCAAAATCATCAAGCAACCAGTATATAAGTTTTTGTGTTTGTCTTGTGTATCCTAATTTCTCCATTTAACTACTCCTATCCTATCTTTAAATTTTTATTTTCAACAAGTTTTGCTCCTTGAACTTCTTCCCCAGCTTTTAGAGCAGCTTTTATTTTTTCTTTTGATATTTTTTCAGTTGTTACAACTTCTATAAATTTCTTGTCTATCAAACTTTCATCATAAATTTCAGTGGTAGTAGACTTAGTAAATTTTATATTTCCTATTGGAGTTTCTATCTTTTCAATATTATTTACTATCATTGAACTTTTGATATAAGTCTTAAACTTATCTAATTTCTTTTTAATGCTATCTTTCATAGCTTGTAGTCTTTTTATTTCATTATCAAGAGCCTCAATAGTAAGCTCTTGATTTCTAACAACTGCTATTACATTTGCAGATTTATCTTTTAAATCTTGTGTTAGCTCCTCAGTCCATATTGCTAACTGATTTGAATTATCTGTCATTTCTCCTGTTTCTGCATTGATACCTTGTTCTAAATATTCCATTCTTTCAATATAGTCTTTTGCTACATCATAAAATTTCATTTATTCTCTCCTTATTTTTTAAATATTTTTTGACAAGCCTCTTTTAATTGTTCATCTGTCATTTGCCAAAATGCTTCTACTCCAAAATGTTTTAGAGTTTTTTCAAGTCTTTCTCCTGTAACATATTCAGTTAATTTTTCTATCATTCCAGCTCTACTGTTCAAATATTCTTGTGCCTTGTCTTGTTCTTTCTTAGTTGTTTTTTTAGATTTAGTAGAAAATACAACTGTTCCTTTACTATCTATTATTTCAAGTCCAGTTATAACTTTATCTACAACAGTTATTTCTTTAACTGAAAATTTATCTGTTAAGGCTAATTTCCCCTCTTTACTTTTTTTGATATACTTACTATCACTTATCCATATAAATGGTGATGTATAAAGTTCTCTACCTATTCCCCAATTAAAACAAGCTCTTTTGAAACTGTCTGAGGCAAGTCCTTTTTCTTTTTCTGTAAAACTTTCTGTTCCAGTGTCTTCTTTCTCTACCCATATTTTCTTATCTTCATCATAAATAGATACAATACAATTAGCATTCTCTCTACTATGTTTTCTTTGCCAGTTAAGTGGTCCTACTGTTTCATCTAAGACATCCATATCAACTCTAGCATTTTTATATAACAATAAAGAGAAACCATTTTCCTTTACTGTTTGTGGCTTCACATCTATTTCACTCGCTTTTAATGTTCTAAAATTTAAAATCATCTTTTCCCTCCTACATCAATTCTTCTAATTTCTTAAATGGATAATTCAAAATTTTAACTATCCATTTAATCTTATGTTTTACTATTTCTTTAAAACTTGCCTTTTTAAATTCCATTTTTTCCTCCTAATCTCCAACATATTCGTGATTAAAAAAATTAAATAGTTTAGGTTCTTTTGCTGATAGTTCTGGAACTTTTAAATCTATAAAATCTAAATAAGTTCTAAACCCATCAGCATAATGTACATTAATAATAAAGTCATTCCCTTTTATTACTAATTTTTCATTTATTTCATCACTGCCTTCTTTATAATTAGCAGACGAGGCTAGTTTGTAAAAATTATCTACTCCTATGTTGTATTTTCCTATAAAAAAAACATCTGTTACATCTAGCCAAGTTCTACTATTCTTTTCTAATAGATTAAGTGTTTCTATTAATAAATTTTTATTATTTTCCATTTTCTCCCTCCATTTCTATATATTTTTCTATTATTTCCACAGCTTCAACAAGTGTTATTCCAGCTGGGAAAGGTATTTTATTCCAATATTTTTTTAATGTTTTACAGTGCATTTCTTTCTCCTTTTAATTCTTCTAATACTTTTATAGTTTCAATTATTTTTTTGCTTGCATTTTCTAAATCAAGAAAAATGTTTTCATTATAATCTGCTTTTTTGTTTTCAGACCAACCAGTACGATAAATTTCTATACTAATACTGTTAGTATGTCCGAAATAATTCATAAAAAAGCTTTTTTTAATTTTTCTATTTGTTTCTAATCCTAATTCCATTATTTTTAATACCTTTTTTTTCATCGTTTTTTTCATTCCTATTTTCATTTTCTCCTCCTATTTCATACCTTTATATAATTTATTTAGATTTTCAATAGCTACATCTTTCATAGGATGTTTGCTATTTCCAATCTTGCTTTTAGTTTCTTCGTACCAGTTTTTAGCTTTTGATTTATTAATGTAATAGCTTTGGTCTATTCCTAAAAAGTCCATTTGTGCTTTTGCTTCTAATTCAACAAGCCCAAATATTATTTTTGTTTCTTCTGATAAAAAATATAAATCTTTCATTTCTTCTCCTCCTATATAAAATCTCTTATACTTAGTCCTCTACTTCCGTATGGGTCTTGTTTTTCATATTCCCAATCGTTCACATTCAACTTATTTATTTCTATTTCATTTTCTAAGTTGTTTAATGTTTCAATAAACTTATTGAAATCATTGAATTTATAATTAAATGGATAAGTGCTATCAGAATGAACTGCTGTTATTTCTACATCTATATAACCTTGTTCTTCTGTGTTATCCCAGTAAGCATTTATAGAAGTATATTCATCTTCTAAATATGCTAGGTCTGGTAACTTGAAATAGTTATCTATTTGGCTTCCATATAAGTTATCTGTTTCTGTATACATAATCCATTGATGGTCTGTAAATTCTAGTGTGAAGTTTTTCATTTTACCTCTCCTTTTAATTCCGTTTAAATCGGATTAATTATTTAAAAAAATAAATAGAACTTTTCTATTACGAATTTATTATATCCAATTAAATCGGAAATGTCAAGAAAAAATTTTATTTTTTTCGGAAATGTATTATAATATATTAAAATTAAAGTAAAAAAGGAGATATTTATGAATAATCTTGGAATAACTTTAAAAAAATTACGTGAAAAAAGAAATATGACAATAGTTCAACTTGCACAACTTGCTGGTGTTGGAAAAGGAACTGTTGGGGATATTGAAACCGGAAAAAATAAATCAACTATAAAAACCTTAGAAAAGATTTCTAAGGCATTAAATTTAAATGAAAATGAAAGAAGTGAATTGTTTGCCGAATATGTACCAAAAGATATTGGTGCAAAAATAATAACACCACAGTATAAGATGTTAGATAAAAGAGGTAGAATGCAATTAAATGATTTATTAGAAGAAACTATATTAATGTTCAATGACGAAGCTGTTTCTGAAAATGATAAAAGAAAAATATTAGATGCAATAACAGATGCTTTCTATGATGCCAAACAAAGAAATAAAAGAAAAAAATAAAAGGGGGAGAAAATGGATATAAAGAGAATAGTAAAAAAACTAACAGAAAACTATAATACAAAAGACCCCTTTAAGTTAGCTAAAAAATTAGATATATCCATAAGATATTATATATTAGAAGATACAAAAGGATTTTATAAAAAAATTTTGACTAAGAAATATATTTTTATAAACTCAGAATTATCTGAGTTTGAACAAAGAGTAGTGTGTGCTCACGAGTTAGGACATGCAATATTACATAGTTCAAAAAAATTTGAATTTATGCTAGATAGAACTAGTTTGATTAGAAAAAGTAGAGTAGAAGAAGAAGCTAATTTATTTGCAAGTTGGCTACTTTTTAATGATGATATTGATGATGAACATTATTCAAAAAAAAATATTGAAGATTGGGTAATTGATAATATTATAAACTTAAAAAATAAATGAGGGAATTAGATGTATTATAATAGAGATAATAGAGATGTTATATTAATTTTACTTCTTATGGGCTTTATTTGTTTTGTTATTTACTTTATTTGTTATTTCGTAAAAGAAAAGATAAAGCAAATAACCTCATCTATAAAATATAAAAAAGAATATGAAGAATTATCAAAAAAATTGCCATCATTGGAACAAAATTTAAGGGTAGAATATTATAGTTTAATAAAAAAGAAAGAGATTGAATACGACAAAAATAAAATAAAAATAAGGTTAATAGAAGCTGAAAAAGAAAAATTAATATTAGAAAAAGAAATAAAAAAAGACTTATCCGATTATATTTTAAATGACACAATGATATATTTTTATACCGAATATTCTTTGAAAAAATTAAAAGAAATAGAAAATTTATT